TTTTTTCAAAAATCCATGTGTTTTCTTCTTTATCGGAACGAATCCAAGATACAGGACTGATACGACTTTTTGCTGTCGTTATGTGTTCATTTGAACCAAATCCAGTAGAACTATAATTTAATGGAGTAGTCAAATCTCCCGATTTTGGCAAGTTAATAATTGTTTCACATTCTTCAGGACTAAACAGATTAGGGTGTGCATAAAATGAAGGATTTACAAATCGTTTTAGTGGCCAATTTGATTTTCGTTCTTGGTCGTTTTCTGTAACATTGATGTATTTTTTCAAAGGCTTTGGTATATTTAATAATTCATATTCGTCAGCAGCCACAGGTTTAAAACCACGAACATCCTGAATTACAGGTTGAATCATTGATTCATTTAACTCTCTATCTTTATAGAGATCACTTTGTTTTAATAATTGATCAAAGTCACTTTTTTGTTTCATTCTTATTCCTAAAAATTTGGTGGGCCTTGTAGGACTCGAACCTACGACCAAAGGATTATGAGTCCTCTGCTCTAACCAACTGAGCTAAAGGCCCCTTTGGTTACCAACTCCCGTCATCAAACCATATTCGTATGGTGATTGGCATCAATTCAATGATATAGGAAGTTGTTACTTCCCAAGCGTCATTCTCACTACCTCTACTAAAACCAATCCGCCAATGAAATGGATTTAATTTTAGTGTAATGTTACATCCAGAATATCTCAGCCATTTCATTTTAAAATTTCCGCCATAGGTTCAGGAATGTTAAATTGACTACGTATGTATTTGTCTTTTAACATCTCCGGAATAATCGTATGTGGTTCTTCCAACATAAACGGACAAGGACCTCCCCATTTATTATTGGCCAAAAACGATTTGAATATTTCTAAATCTTTTTTACTCTTTGGATCAAAAGTTCTTTTTTGATTTTCTACTAATTGGTAGTTTGTAAGAATTGTCATTTTAAATACTCCATACTATCTTTTTTCATATAATGAACCACCTGATTTTTCTTAGAATCAGGTATTTCTCTAACAACGGGAATAAATTTCTCGCCATCAATTTCCTCAAGAGGCCAATGGGAGTAAGTATAGAAGATATCTGTACCATTTCTGGCACGGACTTTTTTGAGGGAAGATTTCACTTTTTTCATAATATAATTATAACATAAGAATAGGGGGTCGGTCAAGAGCCCCCTATATGTTTACCGACTTTTTGGATAATTCAACTGTTCCCATTCCTCATCGGTTACGGGCCACCAGTTCATTATTCACTCTTTTCTTTAATGGCAATCTTTTTAATGGTATCTTGAGCCTGCACAAGATTTTCTAACCATACACGCAACATACCATTCATCATTTCGGCTTGACCAATTTCAATCTTGTCAGCCAATGTAAATGAACGTGTGAAGTTACGGTTAGCGATTCCCTTAAAGAGGAAATTTTCCTGTTCTTTAAGTTCTTCTTCTTTTGCAGAGCCTTTAATGACCAATTTATTACCTTCAAGAGTTACTTCAATATCAGACTTGGCAAAACCAGCAACTGCCATTTCAATGACATACTTGTTCTTGCTTACTTGTTTGATATTGTATGGGGGATACGATGGTACATTCTTAGCTACATTTTTGGTAACTTCTTCAATGTCTTTGAAGAATTTATCGTAACCAACTGTGAATGGATCCAGCGTTTTGTGAAAGTCAAATAGACTTGGTAATAGACTTGTAGTCATGTTTATGTGCTCCTTAATTTAAGCGAGTTAATCAAAATTATAGGCCCCTAAGGCACCTACATCCATATTTATAACACATTTGACTTTAAATGGCAATACTTTTGGTATTAAAAGTTATCTTTTTTAACTTTATTACCAATATTATATTTTGGTATTAATTGCCACTCACCTTTTTCTTTGTGTGAAAGAATTTTAATTTGTGATAAAAATATAGGTTCTGGTGTTTGTGTGGATTTTTTATCTACCAAAGTTATTAGGCCCCAATCTTCCAATAAATTAGCAATTGCGTTTCTACGAGAAAGGTCATTCTCACTAATATCGGTTGGTTTGCCATCTAAAGCAAACAATTCTTTAAAATGTACAATGTAGTATCGGCCTTGCTTGTGTAAAATGTGGCAAGATTGATATAGTATTTTTTCTTTTTTTGAAGCGACCCCAATACGGGTAAGTGTTTCTCTGACTTTTAAAAAATCATCTTGTTGATTCAAAGTCACTTCAACTAAATCAGTAATGTTAATCATGTTCCGCCTTTGTCTGTTTTTCTTTTTATTTCAGCGATCTGTTCATCAGTAAGAAGTCGTAAAGCCTCTTTGGCTTTCTCGTTGGAATAGCCAAAATATATCTTTATACATTCTATATTCTTGTCGACCTCTGATTTCTGCCACGGTTGGAATTTCCGTTTCATTGGTCTTATGGTATTTAGAAGATATTGATATTGAAGGTCTTTTTCCAGACTTGGATGCTTGTTTAGTTCGTTGACATATAGAACACAGTCCATGTGATAGGATAAGGCTCGGTTGATGATATATGGGTTATAATCTTTATAATCCAACTCATCACGGAATACACTTTTTTTCTTTTCTAGTATAGAGGGAATAATTTCTTTAAATAAATCTGGCATCTTAATACTCCGACACCGTATATTTCATCATTTCTGCCAATGTGACATCATCAACTTTTTGAATAGGTGTAACGGATTCTTGTTCAATGTCAATTAAAACCATATCACGGCCGTCTTTGGTGTAATAGTTTCTTGTTTTAAATGTTTTTGGATCAACTTTAAATAACCATCCAGCATACTTATAATTGTGTCGAGCAGCCGGCACGGTGACAAAATATAATTCATCCACACCACGACATTTGCGCAATTGGTTTGGTTTGATTGTAATTGCTTTTTCTTTGATAAAAGGTACTTGAGTTTTTACTTCAATAGTTTTGCCATCACCAGTCAAATCTTTCTTACTATCAAAATGATTGAGTGCTTGCTCAACAATAACACCTTTTTTGGCCAAATAGTTGCTAACATATTTCTCACCCATACGGCCGAGAATGTCCATCATCTGTGAACGATCCATGATTTCTCCTTATTTAAAAGAACAATCAACCATGATTTCTGTTAAACAGGCTATCATATTGATTTCGTGGTCGGCCACAAATGCAGATTGGTATTGATACTTGGCGAGAATGAGAACTAGTTGGGGTACCGAATCTGGTGTTAATTCTTCATACAAAGAATCATACAATTTTCGATATACTTTGATTGGATCATTATCCAAATTATTGGTGACCCATTTACGAGCAGAGGCAAAGTCTTTTTCTTTTAACGACTTAATAAGATTATCAAGTTGTATATCAGCAACATTAGAAAGAATGCCGCTATCAATCGAACCTGACACAGAATATCGCTGAAGTTCGTTAAGAATTCTTCGATTGTCAGGAAAGTGTTTCGTGATGACGGCTGCGACAACATCTTTTGAATATTCAATATTCTCTGATTGCAAGATACCTTCAACTCTTTTAAAGAATTGTGTCGCCAGTTTTGGTTTAGAACCGTTGATTTTGAAATCAATAACAGAGCATCGAGAGTGGATTGGATCAATAATACGGTTTTTGAAATTGCATGTAAATATGAACGAGCAATTCGATGCAAATTCTTCAATGGCTCCCCGTAGAGCAGGTTGAGTTGAATTAGGATTGAGATAATCAGCCTCATCAATGATGACAACTTTTCTGCCACCCATGAGCGACATTGAAGAAGCATAATTTTTAATTTTGTTACGGAGGACATCAATACCAGACTCATCAGAACCATTGATGATAATGTAATCGCAACCAATCTCATTACACAATGCTTTAGCAACTGTTGTTTTTCCAACACCTGCCGTACCAGATAAAAGAAGATTTGGTATTTCTTTTCTCTTAACGTACTCCTGAAAAGTTTCCTTGATCGCATCCGGAAGAATACAATCTTCAATTGTTTTTGGTCGATACTTCTCGACCCACAATAAATGTTCCATTCACAACTCCCATAATATAATATACAACAGCTACAATTATTTTAATTCACCTTGAAGCATACCAACAACTTCAATAAAGCTCATGTCAACCACCACATTTCCCGTGGTTGTATTAATAACAGTAAATTCACCTTCTTCAGTTTTTGAAACAAATACTACTACGACAAAATTGGGATTGACGGCAATAGATTGTTTTGTGCTTGCGTCTGTAAAGTTTAATAACATTTTATTCTCCAAATTTAGAATACTTGGCTTCAGTTGCTACATAGTACTGAATGTCCTGATTTTTATTTTTAAATAAAGAAAGACCTTTAGAAGAAATTTGTACATCATAAGCACCAGGAATCATTCTAAGGTTCTCGGTTAGAAATACCATTTTAAATTTTTGGCCTGTTCCATCGGCAACCTGAATTGTGTTTGTGTCAGCTGAAGAATCTTTAACATCACAGCTAGTTAAATTGATAGTATCACCTTCCGATTCAACAACAAGATTAGGAGATTGTAATACATTTGTGATTTTCATGATAGAATCAAAATCTTCTTTAGATAAAGAAAAAGTAATATCAACGGATGGTAGTGTCAGTTCTTTATCTGGTGGAATTAAAATACTTTCTTTTTCCGTTTTACGATACTTGGTTTTATTACGACCAAAATTAAAAATAATATTGATATCATCAAAATCAATATCTGTATCTTTGCCGATAGAGTGTATCGTTAAAAACTTGTTTAAATCATATACACAAAAGTCTTGTGGAAAAGAATCTTTTAGTGTGGCTTCAGCCAAAACATTTTTTCCTGTAGAAATGGTTTTGATTTTATTGCCAGTTTTGAATTGAATGCCAGAGTTTAACTTGGCAAAATTTTGTAATACTGTTAGTGTTTCACTCGATAACTTCATTGTTTTCTCCATTATAAAAATTACTGCTTCGAATATATTGTATCATGTTCATACAGAAACATCAAGCAGCACATTGCGTGTGCCAAGTGATGTTTACCAGATTCAGGATCGTTGATCTCTCCTTCTTTCCAAGCCCACAAATGCCTTTGTAATGCATCGAAATATCTACGCTTGGAATCCGGTACATACTTCCAATTGTCTGGTTCATACTTCTCCGCACCAAAGGTAAGTATTTCAACTGTTGCTTTTAATGCTGCTGGCGGTAACAATCCGTATTGTAATTTACCGCCATCAAACTTGCGACCACCTGTTGTAGCCGATTGTGATTCTTTAACTGAATCTAAAGAAGAACCATATGTTTTTTCTTTACCACTAGGTCCATACTTTTTCATTACCATTACATTTCTCCAACAAAATTAGCCACAGCAGGCATATCTCCTTGGAAATGATATGTGCCAATGTGTGAAGTTTTCATCCATGGACATAGATGAATTTTGCCGCCAATCTTTCGCCACATTTGACAGAACATATAATCTTCTGACAGGTAACGATCCGAACCACCACCAACAATACTATCTTTGGTGTCAATGACCGTATCAAAGAAAGCATGAATGTAACGTGTACCGTCAAAGTGTGCTTGACCGACATGATCAGGTTTGTAACGAATCATTGGATATGCTTCTTCCATTTTTCTAAACACATCACGTTTGATCATCATAAAACCTGTGCCAATTTCTAATACTTCTAATGGTTCTGTAACAGAAAATTGTGCTGTACCTTTAACTGGATTGAAAACATAATCACCAGTAACTTTTTCTAAAACAGAAGGATCGATATCGGGATTTTTTGTGATAGCCGTCTTTACAGATTTCCACTTAATTGCTTTCTTAGGATAAGGACCACCAGAAACATCTTTGTCCATAGCCAATAAAGCAATCACATCTTGAGGATTAAAATGAATATCTGAGTCGATAAACAACATATGTGTAC